TGCGGCCCTCTTGGAATCCGATCGCTGATTGCGTCTTGTGCTCATCGCTATCACTGCCCGATACCTCAACGGCACCTTCGATCTGAGCAGCGAGAGCGGCGCTCTCGTCGTTAAGATGACACCAGACGATCCATTGCCCTGGCTGATTCGCGAGCTTGACGGCTTCAGACACGCGATTCTCAAGCGATCCGCGTTGCACAGCTCGTTGATCATTCAGCGTCGTTGCTTGCTGCGGAAACAAACTCGCTTGGCCTTCCGCATCTGGTAATCGTTCGTGTGGCGTCTCCACAATGCAATCATGCATATGCAAGTCTGGCAATTTGAAGCCGCCGTCGTCATAGCCTAGGTCTGATGGCTTGCGAATCGTGACCGCCCATGAGCAGACCCACTCCCAAAACTTGTCTACGGCATGGCCCTTGATGCGCCACTTCGAGGTATCGCCGCCATCATGCACAAAGAACATTGCGAGCATCTCCTCGCGTGTCATGATGCCGACGAACTCCGCATGATTGCCTAGTTCCATGTAGTCATTTGGCGCTGGCGTCGCTGAGCACGCAAGCCTGTATGGAGTATGACGAAACGCATTAAGGATCGCGCTTCGAGTCTTGCCATCCATCGCCTTTAAAATGCTCGATTCATCAAGCACGATCCCCGCGTAATCAGCAGGATCGAAACGATCAAGTTTCTGATAGTTCGTCACCACGATCCGCGCCTTCGTATCTGTAGGATGCGACGCAAACTCAACGCCATCAATCCCGAACTTATCAGCCTCACGAACCGTCTGATGCGATACAGCCAGCGGTGCCAGGATTAACACCCGTCTACCAGTTTGCCGACAGACTTGATGCGCCCATTCCAATTGCATAGGCGTCTTACCCATGCCGCAATCGGCCCAGATGCAGAAACGGCCTAGCTTGCAAGCCAGAGACACAATATCCTTCTGAAAAGGAAACAATGGCGCTAAGAATCCCAATGGCTCAAATCCGACGGGAGCCACTGTTAACGCCTTCGCTTGTAAGAACTGCTCGTATGTCATGTTCACCCTATCCACATCGCCCAGGATGTTACCTGTCCGTTTAGCGTCGCTACCGCGCATTTAATCTGTATCCGATCATCCGCGTCGCCTTCGATCAGTAATCGTTTGCCGTGAACGCCGACCAGGTGACACTCCGCGCACAAACTGATGACATTAGAAGTCGTAGTCGGCCCACCTCGCGACCTCGGCAGAATATGATGCCGTTGAATCTCTCGGCCTCGATACTGCCGACACACGCGACACAGATAGCCGTCCCGTGCATCCACAGCCGCGTAGACGAGCCGATCAGCCTTCGCTTGTGCGCGTTTGCTGGCGGCTCGTTCACGCTTCGCGGTGCCTTTTGTTGGCTTTGGTGACGCTGGCATCTAAAACGGGATGTCGTTGTCTTCGAGCGGCTTGCCTGGCTGCTGATCAGACGGCGTGTCCGTGCGCGGTTTTGACTTCAAGACCCGCCAATCAGGTGATTTGTCGCTGGTCTTCTTTGCTGCGAACACCACGACTTTTACTCCGTTGATCTCGCCGGTCATGTAATCACTTTTCGGCCCATGCTTGATCCAGAGAGCGCCCAGCTCGTCCGGGTTCTTTTCGTATGCCATCAATTCACCTTTACATTCTTGATGCTGTTCACTTCGGTTTCCACTTCGGACAAAAACTTTAACGCCGCCGTCTCATAGGCCGGGATGTCCAGATCCTTCGAGAGCACACGCACGTAGAACACTTGCAACTCAGGAGGGAAACGGTCGTCGTAGCTCAGGAAGTCCACCCACTCGCAGCCCGTAATCCAGGCGTTGTGCGTCAGTTGAGGCAGGTAGTCCTTCGGGACGCAGCCCTCGCGCAGATACTTGAGATGCGTAGCGCTCTTGGGACACTTCAACTCGACGATGCACTTAAAGGCGTCCACATGCCCGTCCAGCGAACAGCCAGCCGCGTGAGTGTTATGCGACAAAAACCCCGTCCGCACCGCTACGTTGCCGGTCACGGATTCATATGCAGCAAGAGCCATCGGCTCTAGGTCAATACCACGCTGCATGGCCGCATTAACAAAGCTGCTATCGTCCTGTGGCTGGCCTGTTAAGCGTTCGCAGACCAGCTGCATCCGGTAATCGCGCCTCGCCGCCGCCTCGCCGCTTTTGATCGTGGCGAGCATGTCTGCCGCCCGTGATCCAGTCAGACGCCCAGCCCTGGCTGCAAACCAATCTGGCGACCGCTGCTCAGCATCAATGATCGTGAAGCTCATGCCTTCACCTTTTCTGCCTTCACCTTGATCGCGTCCCATCGCTTGCCGTTCGTCTTCGTCAGGTGATCCCGCAGCGCGGTATCGCTGGCCTTCCAGGCTTTCTGCAATGCCTCGGTGCCTTCGTCGGCCACGGCCTCGAGGTCGGCCAGCCAGTCCGCGTAGCTACTCGGCGGCATCGCTACCACCGCACTAGAAGTCGGCTTCGCACTGGCGGCGTTGGCGTCGTCATCTTCTGGAGCTACGCCCACCATCGCCGACAGCGCATAGCGTCGCGCATATGTTAGGCACGAACCGACACCCTGCGGATCATCCTTTGCGGGCCGCATGAACAACGTAGATTTCATCCACTGGCCCGACACGTGCAATAAGACGGTGGTGATACCTACTCGCCCGTCTTCTGACTCCGCGCCCTGCACCACGCTCAGGCCGTTAGTGGTCAGCGCCTTGCGGCATGCGTCCCACACACTCGACAGGTCTGCATATGACGATTTGAAGTGCGGATTCGTGCTGTCCTTCTTCGCGCCCTCAATCTGGCCCTGAGCCTTCGCCAGAGCGGCGGCAATCTCGTTGATCTGTTCTGAGTGCGTCATCGCTTGCCTCGTCTCTTATAGTCGTAAATCGCGCCAGCCGACCAGCACACGCCAGACCACGCCAGCAGAATCATTACTGCCCACAACGCCGCGACAGCTTCACCGCTCATTCGTGCCTCCTCTCTTCATCTCGCTCCCACAAAACATGGAGCGGAGCACAGTAAGAATGCCAGCTCCAGCCGTTCCACTGAAGTTCTGCGCCTGGTTGAATCGGCCTGACGCAATGACGGCACATCTCAACTTCGCTCATGTCTTCGTTTTCCGGGTCGTTAATCGGATCATCAATGCTCATAACCGATTCGTATGCGGCCAAGGCCATCGGCTCCATGTCGATGCCGCGCTGCATGGCCGCACTCACAAAGCCACTATCGTCCTGAGGCTGGCCGGTGAGCCTTTCGGTTGCGAGTTGCAGACGATAGTCCCGCCGTGCCGCTGCCTCGCCTGATTTGATAGTTGACAGCATGTCCGCCGCACGAGAACCTGTTAATATTCCGGCCCCTGTGGGACTGGTAATCGTATAGCACTCGTGCCAGTTCGCGCCTTCAAGCTGCCAGCCGTTGCCGTCCGCGTGGACGGCCTCGCTCGTGATCATGTATTCCTCGTTGTTCTCAGCCGTGACGCGGTAATACACCGTGGCACCAGCAGGATGCAAGCTAGAGAGGCAGCAAGCCGCATGGACGGCGGCGTCAAGATTCGTATACAGGTGACCAGGTTCCATTTCTGTTATCCTCCGACGCCCTCAGGGCGTTTCGGCCTTCCGGCCTCATCAGGGAGGAACTACAGCACGAAACTTTCGAGCTGATAGTCAGGCAAGCAGACCGGCTCAATCGGCCCTCGCTCGGTCGCCGTCACCAAGAACCAGTGCGACCCGTCCTTGATGTCATAGTGGCTGATTGCCACGTAATCGCCTTCGCGGACGCCCACAGCGCCAACCTTCGCCACCGCCGTCTTGAACATCGTCCACTTGGACGACTGCGATCCCATGTAGTGCTGCACCTTGGCTGCGTTCATTGTCTCTGCCCTTTCGAAATCGCCTGGCCTCATTGCCAATCGATATATAGAGTTTACCGACAAGCTGATAAGCATGTAAAGCATAAAATGGGATTAGATAGCAGAATCTTAAAGAAAAGGCGAAAATGCTAGAAAATGGCCCAAAATCTCATGTTTTAGCGATAGGCTGATTAGGTGGTATGATGGCGAGTATGCAGATAAAGGCTAAAAATCCTGCGGCAGTCGAATTAGGCCGACTAGGAGGAAAGGCGAGAGCCGCCGCACTGACTGCCGCTCGTCGGGCTGAGATTTCTCGTTTGGCGTTGATGTCGCGGAACGTTCATCGAGGCTGGCCGAAAGGCAAGAAACGCACGGCGGTGGCGTGAAGCTCTACCTCTCCGGGCCGATGAGCGGATTGCCCGAGTTCAACTATCCAGCCTTCCAAGCCGCTGCTGAGCGATTACGCGCTCAAGGCTCGACCGTCATCAGTCCGCACGAACTC